TGCCAGCAGTCAGAGCATTGAGCGTATAACCAGAACCATTCCCGATCAGAAGTTGCCCGTTAGTAGGCGCAGCCGACAACCCAGTCCCGCCCGCTCCCACAGCAAGCGTGCCGCCGAGGGTGATGGTTCCGGCAGTGGTGATCGGACCACCCGTGGCAGTTAAGCCAGTCGTCCCGCTGCTGACGTTGACGCTAGTTACGGTGCCACCACCTGCTGCCGCAATGGTGATCGTCCCGGCAGAGTTAGTGATGGATATGTTGCTGCCGGCAGTCAAAGTGTTGAGTGCATAACCGGAGCCATTGCCAATCAGAAGCTGACCGTTGGAGGGTGCAGCCGTAAGGCCCGTGCCGCCATATCCAGGGTTGACAGTGGCTGCATTCCACGTCCCGGCAGTCAGTGTGCCGACGCCAGTAATGCCCGTGTATGAGCCTGTGAGACGCCCTGAAGGCAATGTTCCTGTCGTGATGTTGGTGGCGTTGGTCGCGTCAATGGTGGCCGATGCCACCAAGCCAGATACGGCAGACGAAGCAATGGCAATGGCGGTGTTGGAAGCCGCCGTGAGTTGGCCCTGCGCGTTGACAGTGAACGTCGGGACAGATGACGCCGAACCATACGAAGAAGCCGTGACGGTGGTGTTTGCCAGGGCAATCGTGCCGGCAGCCGTGATCGTCCCGCCAGACAGGCCGGTGCCTGCTGTGATGCTGGTAACGGTGCCAGAAGCGGTCGTCTGCGCCTTCACAAAGGCCGTGGTGGCAATCTGCGTCGAGTTATCGGACGTGGCCGGCGTCGGCGCTCTTGGCGTGCCAGTGAACGTAGGAGACGCCAGAGGCGCAGCGCCAAGCATCGTCATCACGCTCGCAACAGACAGGTCAGTCGGCGCTGCTGTCGAACCGGTGTTGTTGCCCTTCAGCGTCAGCGTCGGCATGGTGCCGAGGTAGTTGTTGGTGACGCCATTGCTGCTCAGGCCAATGCTGCCCGTGCTTATGATCGGGTTGCTGCCACTGGCATAGAGCGGGCTATTGATGGTGAGCGAAGTGATGGCGCTGACGTTGACCGTGGCGAGATTGGCAATGGCCTGCGTCGTCGTGCGGACAGACGTATTCGATTGGACAACCTCAACCTGCTCACTGCCGGTCAGTGCAATGGCTGACGGGAGGTTTGGAATGGTGATGTTAGCCATTTTACGGTCCCGTTTGAGGTATCTGGGCGTAGTTATACGGCAATCCGACCAAGGCGGTAATAATATTCGTCGTGTTAGTCAGAAGCGACCCAGATGGAATAGCAGAATAGGTCGAGTAAGTGAAGGCTGTAGCTGAAGTTACGGTTACTGAATAGAATCCATCGGCATTATTGATCGAAAGACCTTCGATGGATACTTGGCTATTGTTCGACAGGCCATGTGCTGAACTGCATGTGACGGAAACCGTGGTCGTGCCATTCGAAATAACCGAAAGGGCAGGTATCTTGGCCCCATATGTCACCGTGCCGACAAGGGGCATCACCGCGCCCTGCTCAAGGCCATTCGGGTTGCCGATCACCTGCGTTGTCGTGTTGTTGCCGTCCTGGGTGACGATGTTTACCGCAGGCGGGATGGGTATGCCGGTGATAGGATCATACACAGTCGGCGCGGATGCCGTCCTGTAGTCGGTTTCATCCACCGAATAAGGTTCAACACGCGCATTGATGATGGGCGTAGGGTCTGCCGGCACAACAATGGCGCGTAATTGCTCTTGCGGAGTGTCATAGCAGCGGTTGCAAACCAGAAAACGCAGGTTTTGCAGCGTGGAACCGCGCCAATCAAACTGCCACTTGAGGTTTACGTGGTTGTATATAAAACCACATCGGTCGCATGCAGCCGCCGCTCTGGGGTTGCGCTTCGATATTCTGGCTCGACCGAGTTTTGAGGCCCACGCCATTTATACCCCAGCATACTTAAATTGAAGACCGCCTACGGTTTTGCGCCCATTCTTTCCTAAGCACAATTCAATAATTGCCGATTTACTTATTTTGAATTGCCTAGCAGCTTCGCTTGCTGAGGCGAACACCTCATTGTTGTCTAAGCAAATGACGGGTTTAGATATTTTTTGCGGGCCAGAAGATTTTCTACCCTTGCTGTCTAATCCAGATGCTGCTGATCCAAATGATTTAGGAATGTCAACTTTTTTACGTCGCAATATAAAAGTATTTTTGATGCCCGACATAGCGTCGTGCCGAATTTTTTCTTCCATAAGTGAATTTGAAAAAACAAAAAAGTATTTTTTTGCGCTAACTTTTTTTCCTTTGCATACTGCTGATATCTCGGAAATGTTTATTTTATAATATGTAGCAGCATCAGTTAGAGAATTAAATAAAATATTATCGTTTAAGCATAAAACTTTTTTTCTGTTTGGTGCAATGCATCCAGACGTTCCTTCGCCGCCATTGGTCATGTTGGCTAGATTTGCTCCGTCATTTTTCCAAAAATTTATGCGGGATACTTCTAAAATAAACGCATCATCTTCGCTTAAACCACTCGCAACAATTTTTATTTCTACGGCAAATCCATTGCGCAAAACACTTTTTACGATAGATTTGTGTTTTGGGTTTCTATTGCTTAAATTATATGCGCGTTTATTTTTCCCCTTACCTACGTAAAAACATTGGTTGGTGTCCGTTCTCCAGTGCTCATAAACATAAAAAATATTCATCTGTAATAGCCTTGGATTTGCGGACTGATGTATGTCGCTGCGTTTTCCACGTTCTGTTCGGCAGCGATATTATACGCTTCGTCAGCAATCGGCTTCAGCATCGGGACTTTGTCGGGCGACCAGATCAAGGCAAGACGGAATGCCAAGGCATAGGCAAACGCTTCCATCCACAAGTAAGGCACATCAACCGTCTGACCAGACGTAAAGTTAGCGTCTTGGATCTGTCGCAGCCGGTAATAGCTGAACGACACCTCATTGCCGTCTGGGACAGGCCACAGCGTCACGGTGGGTGCCAGGAGGCGGTCGAACCAAAAAGTTGTAGGCCAACCTTGCTGGGTCTTATTCGGATAGCTGGCGTATTCAGTGCGGCTTACCGGCATGATGATGCGGTCAATAGCCGTGGTTCCTGATCCGGTTGTTACATAACCATCAAGGATCATCACCGTGCTTGGGTCAACGCTGTATGTTGATACACCCTGAATCAGTGGCGTTGTAACAAGGTCAACCTGCCACAAGTTTACGCCACGGTTGGAGAACGACGCGGCAACCATGTTGGCAGCCATACGCGCCGATTCCATGTGCTCTTGCAACAGCGACGTGTTGCGAAGGCCGCACAGATTGAAGGCGTAGAGCGTGATTTCGCCCAGCGACGGATTGAAATTATATGTGCCGCTGGTGGTCATAGTTGATCCTTATAGGGTGCCGTCATTCAGGACCAGAACGCCGCCGATGTTCACGCCAACGACAGCAGCCGTGGCGGCGCTGGAGGCGATTTGCCACCGGATATCGGTGCCAGGGGCATACGCGAACGGGAAGTGGCGCTGAACTTCGTAGAAGGTGTTGAACGGCGACTGTAGGATGATGCGCTGCACACCGGACGGGAAATTGATGATGGCCCGGTAGGTCGTATAGTTCGCGCTGTTGCCATTGAAGGACGAATATGCGCTAAACCGATAGCCATACATCGAATAGCCGGCAGGAACGGTGTAGACAGCCATCTGCGACGTGCCGATGCTGCTCGTCACACCATTGATGGTCGCCGTGTTGATCTGAGCATAAATCACCGTGCCGCCCGTATTGGACAGCGTAATCACGCCAGAAGGATTGGTAGGGCTGCCCGAGGAAACAGAGATATTGTTAATGCGGAAGTATTGATTGACCGTCGGCACATTGGTCGTGCCATTCAGAACAAGAACTTCGGAAATGGCGTTGTAGTTTGCATCCAGGCCGGAGATCGTAATCGAAGCGGTGTCGCCGGCCACGGTGCTGACAAGGTTCATGGTGATGGCAGAGGTCGGAAACACGTAGTCCGTAGTGGACATGTTTTCCCAAGCCGTGCGGAACAGACCGGCGGTTGCCGGAGTCGTGCCATATCCGAAAACATTCAGCGATGAATGGCCCGTAATCTGGCCACGCGACACCTGAAGTTCGAAAGGCTCATAACGACCGACGCGGGTAATGGATTGATTGACGACGCCGACCATAATTTATCCTCTCAACACTTTACGTCCCAGCGTTTCAGCGCGAGATTGATCCTGCTATTCGGATCGTGCGCCGTCTTCGCTGAAGTAAGTTTCTCTTTCATGCCGCACATGCGGGTGCGAAAATTCTCACGGCGTTGCGCCGATTCTGGGCTGTGCTTGGCTTCAGACGCCGTAACCGGGCGCTTGATGTTGTGGCCTTCAGCCTTCAGTGAGGCCCGCCCGCGTTCATTAAGACCGCCAGCCGGGTTCTTGCCCTCTTTGCGTGTCCAAGCGCCTGACATGGCTTTCTCCAGATGGTTTACGGGGGCGCTAGGCCCCCGCATACCGTTTGTTAGCCCATCGTTTCCGGTTCAAGGTGACGGCCCTTAGCGGCCTCACCATGGCGAGCGGAGGTGAACGGGCTGGTGTCGGACGAGGCGCGGCCACCGGACTTGCGCGGCTTGCGACCGGCATGGTGCTTCGCGTGTTCGCCCTCAACGTGGCCGACATGCTTCATGTGATGAAGCTTGCCACCATGTTTGCGCTTGGCGCGACCACCGTGCTTCTTTTCGTGCATGGCTTCCGCCTCGCCGAAAATCTTGTGGGCGTTGCCGCGCTGCTCCGGCTTGTCCTTGAGGTCTTTCTCGGCTTCGTTGTAGCCAGAGGTGGCAGCCTCGTGGCCCTTGCCGGTGCCGACAATGTCGTCCTCAACCTTCCCGCCAGCCTTGCGCGCCTTGCGAGCATGATGGACACCATGGTGCGCCAGTTCATGCACGCCGTGGTGAGCGGTGTGATGGGCGACGTGGTGAGCGGAATGCTTCACGCCGTGATGCTCTTTATGACCCTTCATGGGTGCCTCCTATTACGACGCGAGGTTGATGCCCTGGAGATAGAAGACGGTAAGCGTCCCTACGCCAGAGCCGGTGTTGGTCGAGGTGATTTGGATTTTGATGTCGGTATTGCCGACATTGTCCCAGTTAGCGATTTGCGTGGAACCAGTCCCAGGCAGGATCGTCAACTGGCCCAAGGCGCTTGCCGTCACCGCACCGGCAGCAGTCAGCGCCGTGGCAGAAGCCGTGGTGCCGATACCGAGAGTCGATGCCGCGCCGGTCCAGGCCGTAGTCACCATCAGATAGATATCGGTGATCTGGCTCTGTGCCGGGATGACGATGTTAGTAACGCCGCTCGCCTGGGTGACGACAACCGACTGCGCCATGTTGGCATAGCCGAGGTTCGCCGAACCAGTCGTTTCGCCGACACCGGCAAGGTTGCCGGTGCCATCGCTCGCCACGACGTTGCCAGCCACAAGGGGACCGGTGAAGGTCGAAGCCGGCCAGATCGGGCTTCCGTTGGCGTTCGGATAAACGCCGCCATTAATATCCATTGGCTGGCTCCTTTCGGAATACTTTAAGGTTAGACATTAGACAGCTTCCTTTTGCTTGTGCCGTTCGAAGTAATCGGCTGCGGCACGGAGGATGGCGGGATCGTCTTTGGCTGCACCAAGCATATGATTGCAGGAATTGCAAAGAAGCTGACGCACGCGACCTGTCTTGTGATCGTGATCTACAGAAAGATCGCGGACACGACTATCGCTATTCTTCGTCGGACGCCCTGGCAATTTTGCGGTTTCCGGTAATCCACAAATAGCGCAAACACCGCCCTGTTGGGCATACATTTCTGCGTATTCAGTGAATGAAATACCGTAATGACGGACAAACCCGTAATGACGCACCTGCTCAGTGCTCATTTTATAGTTGATCTTGCCATCCGCCCCTACAACCCGATGGGACTTGTGATCCGCAATCTTTAGGTTTGACGCCTGAAGATTGCTTGGATTTTCGTCAATGAAGAAAACTGAACGATCAGGCCATTTACCGTGAATAAACAACCATGCAACTTGAGCGCCAGACAATTTACGACCACGATAAGTGATCGCAAGATAGTCTTTGCCATTTTGCATCCGCTGCCAAACCCCGGCCCGGCAACCCGCTTGCGCCCGAGAACTAATCGACACCTTCCAAGTGAAGTCACCCGTCAGTGGGTCGTAGTTCAGAACTTCAGCAAGTTCATCGTAAGTGAAGTCTACACCCTTCGTCATGTCATGTCCTTCCATTGCCATAATCGGCAACGGATAAGATAGACCAACTGGCGAAGGGTGTAAAGACCCCATTTTACTTTGGACTTTCAGCTAACTCATTGAAACCAAAGGCTACGAAGTCGGGAAGCTGCCCCAGATCGAACGCCAATTATAATAGCCGAAACTATAACGTTCATAACCTTTCACCAAGAGGTTGTCTGTGACAAAGTCCACTTGCATGTCGGTTTCGAACTTCACACGTTCCATGTAGGACAAACCGTCGATGTTCGTCAGCAGGAACCAAGCATACGGCGACGTCAAGAAGTCGTTGACCATGTAACCTTCCGGCAAGCCGCCGGCAGTGGTCAAGATCGCGTTGACGTCGTTGTCAGCCGTGCCGGGGCGAAGTTCCGTCTTGGTCAGACGGATCGCAACCGGTTCCAACTGCGGCGGAACAACCAGCTTGCGGCCACGGGCGAAGACCTTCAGGCCAGCCATGTCCTTGAAGTTGGTGCGGATGCTGATCATGCCGTTCAGCAGGGTCGCCTCGTTCAAGTCAACGTCAGTCGTCGGGCGGTTC